CAACAGTAGCATTTATTGTTGCAACATCACCAGTATGACCATCTTGATATACCGATACACCAATCGATATTAACCCGTTATAACCAGATCCTACAATATCTGTAGTTCCAAGACCTACGGAAACAATAGACCCTCCAGCACCCACTACAGCAGTCACTGAAGCGCCTACAAGAGGAGCTATGCCGAGACCACCAGTAGATCCAAGAGAAACTATTACACCGCCGCGTGGAAGTTGATTTTGATTTATATCAATATCAGATTTAATAATTGAACCATTAGAAGATGTTATTCCAGTGAATACTATGCTAGAAACTCCTACACTTTCAATATAAGAATAATTATTACCAACATTGTTAAATGTTGATGGTTTTTGGAAAATTCCATTGATTAGTAAAATTCCACTTCCGGTTTGAATACCTGTAGTGTTTATTCCTTGTATAGTCACATCATATGTCTGACCTATTCCAGTAAATCTATCAGATATATCATCAAATATTCTATTATTTGTATAGTCATTTCTCAAATAAACTCGACCATCAAAACTAGATTTGGTGTATTCTAAATTAGATGAATCTCTTAAAATTGTAGATCTTCCTTTTGGAGCATCTGCGAAGTAAATTTTACTTCCAACAATATTGAAAGATCCAGAATATACTCTAATTTCTGTTCCATCGGTGTGTGAAGTTACTGATGATCCAACAAATCCCCTCTCAACTTCCAAAATTGGTACAGATCCAGTTCCTGTTATTGGTCCAACAGAAGTCGTTCCCAGTCCAACAGAAACGACTTTCATATATTCATTATCTATCTTAACAATGTTATTTGGTACTATAGAACTAATTCCAGATACACCAAATAAAGTGTTTGAAACTGCAATTTGCCCACCATTATTGTTCAAGGCAGTATTTATTGGAGTGAAAGATAGTGGAGATTGAATTATTCCATCAATATCAATTAGAGACTTTTCAAGTTTTTTGTACATTTCAAGTTTATGGGAATTTCCAGATCCCGAACTTGTAAATGTTACATATATACCACTCAAAGCATAGTCTTTTCTAGTTGATAGTCTAAATTTATCTTTGTTTATTTTTATAGCATAAACTTCAGATGGTAGAATTGTAGTCACAACCCCAACAGAGTTTAAAGTTGCTCCTATTCCAACAGAAGAAGCAGCAATTCCAACAAAAGTTGAACTTGGTGTGTAAATTAATCTTTCTCCTGTATTGAAAAAGTGATCATTAATTGTAAATATTCCTGTTGATTGTTCTAGAACAGAAGAATTGGATGGATTAAATTTCTTTTCAAAAATAGGAGTTCCTTTGTAATTAAGTGTGAAATCTTTTTTATTTGATCTGGTTCCATTTATAGCATTATATGGCAGTAATGATATTGATTCGGTCACTGATCCATAAATTAAATCAGGTGGCGTATTAGATAAATCACTTTCAGTATAGATTACCTCGCTAAAAGTTTGAACATCTATTCCAGAACTTATAGATGTATCAGGATAAAATACTAAATTAAAATTAGAACCATTAAATTCTGTAGAGAATGTTCCTATTCCAGAAGTACTACCAATCGATATGAAAGGATATTGTACGGTATAAGTATTTTCATCATTATGAGTCATTAAAATTTGATGTATGGCGCTTGTTTGTCCGTAAGAAACTCTAACTATACTCTTTACAGTTGTCACATCAACCGTACTAAATCCAACTATAGAAGATGCTGTAGAGACATTTACATAATTTGATTCTAGTTTAGCAGATCTTTCAGATCCATCAAGTTGACCACTTTCTTTAAATCGATATGTTCCAATTCCAACTGAAGTAGTGCCAAATCCAACAACCTTCGATCTAACTAAAATTTCATCAGAAATATCATTTTCATAGTTAAGATAAAGAATTTCAGAATTGATATATGAAGTAAATGTTCCTATAAAGTTTGATGAGAAAAAGTCACTAGATTCAGTATCAATATAGTATTCTGAAAAATATGAATTTGTACCATCGTGAGTAACGTATAACTCTACAAAATTTTTCTCACTATTAGAGTTATTTGTAATTTCCGCAGAAACAAAGAAGGAGTTAACATTTGCAATGTTACCTGATATTATTTCTGTCGATTGTGCAGCTCCGACTATCTTGTTAGCGCCTGTTAAATTGACAAAACCAATACTTTGAGTCGAAATCCCTACAAGGTCCGTATTAAATGTATTTTTTAGTAATTTGATATCATAATCACTATTATATGGATCTGCTGGAGTAAATCTTAAGAAATAAGTATCAAATTCTTCGGAAATTCCTTCTATATTAATAAGTTGATTACTTGTATTATAAACGTTTGATTTTTCAAACGTAAAAATATCAGAGTGTTTAAGAATTACGAATTCGGTTACTTGTACATCATTATTGTTTGGATTTTTTATTTGTACTAAAAATCTTGAGTAGTCATCAGTTATTGGAAAATCTACATACTCATTCAAAGAAAATAGTGAGTTTGAAAATTGAGAACTTATATCATCAATTTTCAAAACTCTATTCGTTCTACATTCAATATATCTAGATAATCTTTTGTTTCTTATCTTTAAGAATTTTGATTTGTTATTAAGAGTATCTACATCTAGAGCTAAATCATAGTTATTGATTGTATCAACTCTCTTTTCTTCAGAAATATCAAAAATACTAATAGAATCGATACTAGAAGATCCTATTGAAAGTGTCGATGTTGATTTTAGTTCAGTATCAGCAAAATTCTTTAATCCACTAGTATGTAACAAGCGGTTTACTGGATTTATAAGATTCTCAAACTCTATTGGACTTTTTACAGTGTATGATAAAGATTGGTAGTAATCATTATCTGGAAGAACCTGATAGTCTTCATCTAATTTTCCAGTATTATCTAACCAACCATAATCTTGACGTAGTGAATAATTAACATCAAATCTACCAGAATTTTCAGTTATACTGTTAATTGTGGCAATTGATCCACTTCTAGAACCCTTTATAACATCATTTAGGGAAAGATTATAAGAACCATAAACTTTTATATAATTTGGTCCACTCTCGGTTATATTGAGATCAATGGTAACATATTGATTTCCAGATAATAAAAGTAAACTCTCACCCAATTGGAAATTTGATAGTTTTTGAATGGGTTTAAATACCGGATAGTCATCAGATTTTACAATTATTGCATAAGAGTTTTGTATTGTATTAGCAATACCTACGTTTGAACTAAATGACGATAGATTAAACTCAACTTCAGCAGGACTTGTATTTCTATAAGCAGAAACTGTGAAAAATTCATATCTATAATCCGAAGAATTAAATCCATCTCCGTCTGTTCCGTATTTTTGAATCCCTTCTACAAATATTTTTTCGCCAACTGAAAATACAGAGGTAGAAAATCCAAAAATAGGAGTGGTAAGAACGCAGGTAACTATTCCGCTTCCTGATGATTGTATACTATTAATGGTAATTCCATTAGAATTATTGATAGATTTTATGTGTTGTTCTATACTACTCAATCCTTTTGGTGATTGAATAACCTCAACACGAGAAATAGAAGTTCCATTTAAATATGCCTGAATTAAACCAGAATCTATTCTTGTTCCAGTTTCTGGATCAACTACAATTAAATCCGGTGCATTTACATAATTTTTTCCACCATACAAGGTGTCAATAGTAACGATTTCATTTGAATTTGATAAAGTAATCGTTGGAGAAATAAATGCCTCAGGTCTTAAAGTATTATCAGATGAATACTCAAATCCAGGATCAATTATTCTTACATTTTCAATTCTACTAATATTTCTAGAATTGGGTAGAACTTTAGCATTTATTCCTTGAGTTGATGCTATACTTACAAAAGTTGGAAGTTTTTTATACCCACTTCCACCGTATGTAATCTGTAGTGAATCTACGCCACCTCTAGCATTAGGTGAATTAGTTGAATATTTTAATAAATTAGTGTTAGTAGAATCATATGTTATAGATTCTGGCACTTCTTTTAATGTTATGTTGAAACTTGTAGTCCCAACTCCAAAAACTTTGTAGTCGTTTATATACTTACTGTCAACATATGATATTCTAGAATGGTTGAGCACATCAGTATCTGATGTACTAATGTATCCATTTTTTTCCAAATTATAGAATAATTTAACTGGATTTGTAGATGAATAATTGACAGTTAATGAGGCATTAGTAGACACTCCAACTGTGCCTACACCGGAAATAATAAAGTTATCAGTGCTTCCAGTTGATACAAACTCATTCTTAAAAGAAGAGTCATAGAATAACTTCAACTTATATCCCGATAAAGAAGAATCTGTAAGATCGAAAACTAGGTTATTGTCTCTAACTACAGAAATTTCGGGATTTATCAAAGACAACTCTTGATAAGATCCTCCTGTAGATCCCAAACTTACAGTATTAGGTGGATAAATTGTTGAATCGTAATATGTTTCGGTCAGTTTTATATTGTTATCATCAATTCTATAAACATAATAGTCTCCAGTACTCAATCCACTAGCAACTAAATTCGCACTGTAAAAAACTTTATCTCCAGTTTTTAGTCTATGTTTTGGTATTGTAATTTTATTTTCTATTAAGTCAATTGATGATGATGAAAAACCTACAGGATCAATGAGAATTTTGTTCCTTGAAAAATCATATTTTACTTTTACAGAACTAGAAGTACCAATACCAACGCTAGAATTTGAATTTATCTTCAGTGAAATTGAATCACCATTTAATAAATTGTGTGCTGTGGAAACAGAAACTTGTGTGGTTATTTTTTGGATTGTTCCCGTAACTTGGGAAAAATTAGATTGTAAGAGATAGTCAAACTCATCAGATCCATTACCAATAAAAAATAGTCCACTTGTGCTGGTAGTCAGACCTATCTGTGTTACAATTCCAATGTAATCTTTAGATTTGTTTATGACATATAAAGTTTGACTATTTCCACTACTTGGTATTACAAATGGTGATCCATCTGAAGTATTAGATACAGTTAACCCAAATCCAGATGCTGGTTTTGTAAATATTACCTCCTGATTTGTTCTGAATGGGTGATTTGGTAGGTATATGCTCTGAGAAGGAATAGAAATTTGATCTAATATTTCACCTCTAGTGAAATTCACTGTTGTACTTATTCCTGTAATAGTACCTACACCGATAGACTCATTAGGATTAAAGTAATAAAGATCATTTATTTTTGAATCAAAATATTCACTTTCTACTGGAATAGAAAGGAAACTTGGAATTAAATTAACAAACGTGGATGATGTATGAGCAGTTCCAGTAACTCCTCTCTTTACTCTTAAAATATTTTTATCTGCAAATCTATTGAGAACAAAAAGTCTTTCAGTTCCTATGCCTATGCTACTACCAACTGATATAGAATTTGGTATTGATGAAACATAAATGTCAGTTACAACACCAGCAACCGCATTAGATGATATCTCTTTATAAACAACTGCTTTTTCGGTGTTAACACCTACAATATGAGTTGCTGTTAAGGATTTTATAGAAGTTGATAATCCAGATACTACAACACTATCCCCACTATTTAAAGTGTGTGATGTTGATATGTAGGCAGAAATTTGATTAGGAGCATCCCAAGAAAAAATTACATTATTATATTCTTCAATAGAAGTTTGTAAATTCGTAATATTTTTTCCAGTTAATGTTCTTACATTGGCACTTAAACCTCCGCCATTTGTCTCCTCGTTGTCAAAAATTAAAGAATCACCAATTTTATAATCACTACCAGATTCAATAATTTCAAAAGAATCAACAGATCCTTTTGTTACAGAATCAATAACTGATGTTTGATCTACAAATTCGTTAGATTCTACTATAAAATCATTATCAGCATATTCATCAGATACCTTATATGGAAATGTATTTCTAATCAAATTTGAATTATTAAAATCAAACGTGCTCTGATTAATTAAGAAATTTTTTTCAAGAGGATTAGATCTGTAATAATTTCCTATGAAATATGGATAATTTGGATCCAGATTGCCATTAGTTGTATTTGTAGTTATCCCCACAAAATAAGCATAGGTTCCTTCAGGATACTCTGGTGTTTTGCAGTATCTTCCATTGTTTTCATCAAGATCTCCAGAGTCTGTAAACTTATAATCATCTACAAAAAATCCTATTTCAAAATTACTAGGTCTATCAATTACATTTTCTGAATCTGATGTATATCCAGACTGAAGAAGTTTTATTCCAGAATTTTTATCATTTGGATTATCATAACCATATGGTCCGTAAATAGGATTTCCATCGTATGCCCATCCTATGATAGGTGAATGATTCAAACCATTATCACCGAAATAAGTACTACCAATATTTGTAGAATATCCAACTACAGAATACTCTAGTGAATCACCTGAATCAACTAAAATTTCGGATCCATATCTTTTAAAATTATTAATTGATATTCCTCTTACTTTTGGTTCGATGACAGCACCAGATCCCGGAGATATTACTCTGACTGTGGTTTTATCTTGAGTATAATTTACTCCAGAATTTAAAACTATAATTTCTGAAATATAACCATTTTGAACTTTAGCTCTTAATTTAGCACCTATACCATCACCGATAACTTCCAAATCTGGAGAAGCATTATACTCGGATCCTCTACTTTGAATTTCTACAGATATAATTTTTCCATCGACAACTATTGGTTTTAATTGTGCATTTTTACCATTTTTAATAGTTAATGTAGGTCTTTTCTCTAGATTTAAGATATCAGATCCATATCCACTACCACCATCATATACATAAGCATCTACAATTGAACCACGAACTACTGGAGTTGCTGTTATAACTCCAACTACTCCAGAATATTCAACATTAACATTTATTTCAATTTGAGGATATGAAAAATTATGATATCCAGATCCAGTGGATTCAAATTTTACATATTTGTTCTTAATATAATTTTGAGTTATTGTTCCACCAATTCCAGCATCAGCAAGTCTAAAAGAATCATTATCTAATTTAATAACGTAATACTGATTAGTTGTAGTTAATCCTGAAATTTGAGTTCCTGTAGTTGAATATACTACCCTTTCACCATCATTAAAGTTATGAGACTTAAATTGTACCTTAGACTCAATTGTAGAAATTCCTACAGGATTGACAATTAACTTTCTATTTTCATAACCATTACCAGAATTTATAACTTTAATGGAATCTAATGTATTTTTGGTATCATATATTCTAAACTTATGAATTCCCAAATTACTATCTGTAGTAAATCCTACAGTATTGACTCCAACATAGTAATCTGAAAAAGTTTGATATAATTTTATTGTTTTAGGATTAACAACTTCAGTATAGTAAACTGATCCACTTTGCAAAGTCTTGTCCTGATCAGCATTTGAACCATTAAAAGTTCCAATGCTGACAGGATTATTTCCATTTCTATTATAAACTACTGACTGACCATTGATCAAATTGTGATTATTGAAAAATGTTATAGTTTCATTTGTAACATCAATTCCTCCAGATTCTGTGTTTAATCTAGCATCAAATAATAATTCTCTATATCTCTTTTTAAGAATAGGTTCAAGAACAGCACCATCCCCGTTTCCACCAGAAATTGTTACTGAAATTACTTTGTCTATATCAAAATCTTGAGGATCAACATATACATCTACAATCGATCCTTGTACAACTGGTTGAACTAAAGATGTTGTACCAGATTCTGGAGTTGATATTTGAAGTGTTGGAGGATTAATTACATCATAGTTAGACCCACCATTTAAAATTTTTACTTCATTGATAGGACCATAATAAATTTTATCATCAGATTTATAATTATAGATTTCAACACCATTAATTAAGATACCAACAGGTCCTGGATTTGTTTCTACCTTATCACCAAATTCTATATTTGTCTCTACTGGGAATTTTTTAAGTAGTTTCTGTGGTCCTATTTTTTTACCAAAATCTTTAAGTAGTGTAAATGTATGAGATCCAGATCCTGATGGAAGACTTTCAAATTCTACAAAATCATCAATAGAGATAAAGGATCTGGAAGAATAAAGTCTAATTTGATTTTTATCTGTCAAAACCCTTATATAGTATATTCCTTCGGTTAGTCCTGGAATTATTTGAGATTCTGGCAGATAATATACAGCATCCCCAGTAATAAAGGGTACATCGGAATCAAATGATAAGATTGAGTATGTATCAGTAGAAGAATTATATCCCTGAACTCTATCGCCATTTGCTTCTAATAAGACAGATTTTGAAACAGTCTTGTCGATTTGATAAGAGGGTAGAGAATTAGAAGCAACATAAAAATATTCATCATCTTCATTGTATACATTTTGTATATCTGAAGTAATAATATTATTTCCGTATTGTAGATCAGATACAAAACTGTATGCTGTATTTAATTTTCTTCTAATATCATATGAAAGTCCAGGTATTGGAGTAAATCCTGCTAGGTTATCAAGTAAAATTTCTTTAGTAGATTGATTAATATTTCTTACAACAACATCACTAACAACAATATTTTGAGTTCCTCTCACTAAAATATCTACAACATCAGTTTCTTTCAAACTGGATTTATCAATATCAGAATAAAGAGTGAATGATGAACCAGATATCGAAGATATTTGATATCTAGATGCTGTATTGTAGATCCAAGAATTTGAAAAAATTTGTTTTTTTGTTTTATTTGATTCTGGATTAAGAATCTTTTCGCCAAGATTTTTTACAAATATTTTTTCTCCTTCAGAAACAAGTTTAATATCCGTCGTTGGAACAAAATTTGACAATACTCCTGTTATTCTTAATTCAACTTTCTTTGATAGATCTCCATTTTCATAACCATAAATTGTCTCATCCGATCTTAAATCCGAAGTTGCTGAAATTGAAGATGTAATTCCAGTACAATCTAAAAATTGATTGATTGTTTTATTGTTATATTGGATCTCATTACCACGACAAACTACACTTCCAGTTGTACTAAATCCTATAGTTGAGTCAACAGTAATTACTGAAGAACCAACTGATACATCACCTATGACTTTAGTTTTTCCAGGAATTGTAAAAGAACCTTCAATCAATTCTTTCTCATCAAATCCAACAAATAGTCCTAATTTATAGTATGTCTTTCCTCTTCTAGTAATGATCTCTACTTCAGATACTGAAGCTTGTGTATTAAAATCCGTAGATTTTCTAACTGTCTGTCCTACTAGGTTATTAGGATCTCCAGAAATTCTTTCAGTAATTAAGATTTCTCTTCTAATGAACTGAGATGCTGATGGTTTTAATAAGTATTGTTCAAGATCAATAACCTTTGGATTTACTCCATATAGAACATTAAAAAGAATTCTAAAAGATTCCTCTGTTCCCTTTGATTGATAGAATGCCTTCGACTCCTTTATAAAGTTACTGACATCTAAATTCGGAACAAAATCTACATTTTCTAGACCTGGTGTTAATGTGTACTTTATTTTTTTATAAAATTCTTTCAAAAATAAAGAACTCAAATTGTATACAGTTGTCCCTGCAGAATGAGTTGCTGCTGAAGAAGTAGAAAAAACCAATTCTCCGGGAGAATTATCTGCGTGATATGATGTAATACCGCTGAATCCACGAATACAACCAGTAAAACTATTTGTTGTTATGCCGGTATATGTGATAATTTCATCATTTATTTTAAACAATCCATACTGATTTGGAAATCCTTTAGTACTAGAAACCACAACAGTTGTATCAGTTTCTGTAATATTAGATAATAAATTAGATTCTCCAACAATAACTTCTGGAGTTAAATTATCTAATTTTAGATACTGATCTAAATTATCTACAATATCAACTGTACCACCAGAAAATTCCTGTGAAATATAATATTGTTTTAAAAATTCCGATGCTTTTGGGTTTTCTGATAGAATAAATTCTGGAAGTTGATTTTCAACGATTTGTTGTATTTGTACTCTTGATTCAAACCCTGTTGCTATCATTTATTATATCCTCTTAAGTTCCCCGTTTAAATAGTTTGAAGTTACTCTAAATCCAATACCAGATATTTGTTCACCTGAAGATATTGTATCTTTAACCATATTTATGGTGCTATCAGCAACACTAAATTTCAAATATAAATCTTTCAAACCTATAATATCATTTGATTCTGGATATGCTTGAACTTCAACTATACCATTATCTAAATCTGTAGATGTTATATTAATCGTTGTCAAAAGTATTTCACCAGTAGTATAGTCAACTGTTCCTGCCGACTTAATCACTACTGTATTGTCAACTCCATTTAGATTCGGTTTGACTATAGACACTACACCTTTTCCGCTACCATCTAAATTTCCAAAGGAGTCTTTATTTGGAACATCAGTCAGATAAACAGTATCTACTTCTCCAGATATTCTAAATCCTGTACTCTTTATATTAAATCCTTTTGGATTAATATGAAACTGATTTCCAAAGCATAATTCATATTGTGCAAATTGATTTAAAGCAGATTTTAAGTTTCTTCTAATTATAACTCTTGTTATGTTAGAAGTGATGGCACTGTCTACGTCATCAATAATTCGAACTAGTTTGCTATATTTAAATCTACCACCAAACTTATTTACATCTGTAGATGAAGAATAAGTGGTTAAGGCATTTATTACTCTGGTTTTCAAATCATTTACATTTGAAACTTTTGGAGAATCATAGTAGACAGCACTATCTACTTCAACATAAAGTACTTTAAGATCTACGATCGACTGATTGATTCCTGTTAATGAATAATTTTTAAGTTGGGATAAGATTTGTTGCTTGTCAAAGTCAGAAACAAAATCTCCATTTTTTGGTTTAATGCTTATCAGTACCGTACCAAACTGTGGTGGATCTAATTCTTCTCCACCAACTACAGAGACTGATTCTGTATTTGGATATATTTTTTGAATGATAGATTCATAATCTCTTCCAGTTACTGCTCTATATTGAGATGAGTAAAGTCTGGGGGCAAAATATTTAAT